CAAGCTGGAAGCATCATCAATTGCATATTCAATTGGAACTTTCAGCGCACCGGCGGTCTTAACCGGAACAGCAGGCGATCTGCTATCCGGGGAAGTATCAATCAGCGTTCTATCCGATTGGAGCTAAAACATGGCTGATGTAGACAAAGAACGCGAGGCTTTCCTTGCCAAAATTGGCCAGGTTGAGCTAAGCGAAAAGGCACCAAAACCAACAACTAAGAAAGATGAGGAATAGTCAATGGCTGTTTTTCTTAATAACAAAGTTGGTCTAAAGATTAACGCTGTTGATCTAAGCGACCACGTAACAAGCGTTACACTAAACCAAGTTGCAGATGAGCTTGAAGTTACCGCTATGGGCGATACAGCTCACAAGTTTGTAAAAGGCTTGGAATCTGGAACGCTAACTGTTTCATTCTTGAATGACACAGCATCAGCAAACGTAATGGCAACTCTTCGCGCAGCATTTGGCACAACTGTTGCCGTAAAAATGCTTCAGGAAAAAGCTACTGCTGTCGGTGCAACCAATCCGCTTTACACCTTTGATATTTTGGTCAATAACCTGACCCCAATCAATGGTGGCGTTGGCGATATTGGAACACAGGACATCACCTTTACGCTAAACTCTGTTGTAACGATAGCCGACACCGGCTCGTTCTAATTTAACAAAGGGGCAAAAATGGCAAAGCTAATTATTACTAGGGCAGATGGCACTAAATCTGATCATCAGATTACGCCAGGGATTGAGTATGCTTTTGAGCAGCAGTTCCGCAAAGGCTTTCACAAAGCCTTCCGCGAGGATGAAAAGCAGGAGCATATTTATTGGCTTGCATGGGAATGTCTACGCCGCGCTGATGCGCCTGATGTCAAACCTTTTGGCTCAGCGTTTCTGGATACTTTAGCTGCGGTAGATGTGGTGGCAGACGATTCCCCAAATGGCTAACGCGCGATTCCTTCACGTATAGGGTTGCTCAGCTGAGTATCCATACTGGAATTGCGCCTAGCGAGTTTATCAAGATGGACACAGACTTGCTTAAGGCTTTCTATGAAGTCCTAAAGCAACAGGCGAAAGAGCGAGAGAATGCCAGTAGAGGTAAAAGGGGTCGTAGAGGCTAGAAAGATTTTGCGTAAACTAGCCCCTGAAACCCTTAAGGCATATAACTCACAAATTGCTGCGCCATTAAAAGATATTACAAATGAAGCTCGCAAAGATGTGCCACAATCCTTTATGCGACTAGGTAACTTTAGTTATCCTGGCTATGATCGTAAAAGCCGTACAGGTCGTGAGCGAGCGTTCCCAAGCTTTGTATCTAACGTAGTTAGACGTGGCTTGACTTATTCATTGGCTAAAAGTCGTGCTAATCGCTCAGGCTGGTCATCTCTAGTAAGTATGCTCAATAAGTCAGCAGCAGGTGCAATTATAGAAACTGCTGGCAGACAAAATAACTATGGTAGTTCCCAATCTAAATCAAATAACCCACAGGCAGGGCGCAACTTTATAGATGCCATGAATACTGAAGTGGGCAAATTAGAACAGACCGGGCGTACAGCCAAGACACAGGGGCGTTTAATGGGTCGCGCTGTAGTGGAAAATCAAGGCAGAGCCCAAGCCACAATACTAAAGGTTTTAGATCAAGTAGCTGCTCAAGCTAATGCAGAGATAGCGAGGTTGCCACGTGGCAATTAATTTTCCCATAGTTACCACATTTGATGACAAGGCAACTAAGAAGGCTGATAAAGCTTTTGGCGCATTAGGCAAAAAGTTTGCAGCTGTATTCTCTGTAGCAGCAGTAGTTAAGTTTGGCAAGGCATCTGTTAAGGCTTTTTCTGATTCTCAGAAAGAAGCAGCTCTACTTGCTACTCAACTTAATTCAGTTAACTTAGGTTTTTCTTCACCATTCATAAATGAGTTTATAGACAAACTTGAATTAGCATCTGGGGTTGCAGGCGGAGATTTAACTAATGCTTTTGTCAGTTTATCTCAGGCTACAGGCGATGCAACTACAGCTCAAAAGATATTAACAACTGCGTTAGATGTAAGCCTTGGAACTGGTAAAAGCCTACAAACAGTAAGTAATGCGCTACAGCGAGCATACAAAGGCGAAACTACAGCCCTAGCACGTTTACGCATTGGATACACCACAGCTGAACTTAAAGGCAAGAAGTTTGATGAAGTATTAGAAGATCTGCAAAATAGGTTTGATGGTGCTGCTGGAAGAGCGACAGATACCTTTGCAGGCAAGATGGCTAGGTTAAGTGCAGCTGTTGAGCAAGCCCAAGAAGCATTCGGTGAAGGTTTAGTATCAGGTATTGAACAATCTGATATGAGCATTGAGGAATTGCAGGAAAGCATAATTGGTCTAGGCAAAGCATTAGGCGATTTAACAGCCGGAATGATTGACTTTGGAAAGACAACTATTGATGTATTTGGTGATATTCAAAAAAGTTCAGCAGTTGAAGGTGTATTAAATGTATTTGAAGCCTTAGTCCGTGGCGGTGGCTTTATAGTTACTGGTGAACTAGTTCCTACTATGGATCAAGCAACTGCTAGATTGGCTAATCAACAAGCAAGAAAATCTGAAGAACAAAACAGGGCTAGGCTAAGAGCGCAAAACGCATTAACAAAAGCTGAAAAGCGAACAGCCATAGAAAAATTAAACAATGAAAAGAAAATTACTGCTGAAAAGAAAAAGCAAAATACAGAATCCAAGATTATTGATGAAATCAGTAAGCGATTTGAAATGGATCGTATACAGATTGCCGCTGCATTAGGCGGTCAGATTAATGACGTAGAACGCCTACGACTAGAGCTAATGCAGGCCATTCTTGATGAAGATGTAAAGCGAGCCATTATTCTTGAAGGTCAGTTAATCAAGGCTGAGGCTGCTGCTGCTGAGTTGGCATTGCTATTAGATAGCCTAGATGAAATGGTTGGAGATCCGTTTGCTGATTGGCCTGGCACAATTACACGCATTCAGGAATTGCTTAAGACACTTAACATTAAAATACCTATTGAAACCCTATTTGCTGAAAAGGGTTTAAAGCTAGATCAAAACACGATGACAGTTACCAAGCTAGACAGCATGAATGTAAACGCCAATAACGTTTATGTTAATGGTCAGTTGCAAGGTAACCCCGTTATTGCAACAACGCCAGTAATTCCACCAACAGTTCCTAATCCAATAATCCCAACACCTGACTTAACAACTTTAACTGATCCGGTAATTGCAGCATTTTTAGCAGGTGATCCTGTTGTAATTGCAGCAGTTGAAAACAATGCCCTTGCTAATGCAGCATTAGCAGATGCAGAATTATTACTTGCTGATGCTTTACTAGCTGAATCCGGTGGCGGTGGCGATACTAACATTACTGTTATTGTTGAAGGCTCAGTAATAGCAGCTGAAGATCTAGCCGAAACCATTACTGACATTCAATACACATATCAAAGAACTGGAAAGGGCTTGCTGTTTAGCAGCATAGCTATCTAATGCCAGCACCTACAGTAAGAGTGTTTGTTGACTTTGATAGCGATACCGCATTTGAAATCAACCCACTTATCTTAGATAGCCTTACTGAAGGTATCCTGGGCACTAATACGCTTGGCTCTGGCACATTGCCAGTTGAGATTACTGACCTAGTAACAAAGATAAATATACGCCGGGGTCGCAACCGAATCACATCTAAGTTTGAGGCTGGAACCGCTAACGTAGTTCTCTATGATCAGAATGGCGATTGGAATCCCACTAACGCTAATAGCGCCTACTACCCTAACTTAGTACCCTTAAGGCAGATAATCATATTTGCTACCTATGCCACCAATGATTACTTCCTATTCTCGGGATTCATTACCAATTACGATACTGGCTTTAGGCAAGGCAATGAAGAGCTCAGCACAGTTACCCTTAAATGCGTAGATGGCTTCAAGCTTCTCGCAGGCTCAGCCATAGACACAGTAGCAGGCTCAGGGGTGCAGCTCTCAGGGGCTCGCGTGAATGCCATCCTAGACGAGATAGAATGGCCTATAAGCCTACGAAATATAGATACTGGTGATTCCACCCTACAGGCAGACCCAGGAACCGCCAGAGATGCCTTAGAAGCCTTATTTACAGTAGAGCAGAGCGAGTTTGGCGGCATCTTTGTAGATGTAAATGGCAGCGTAAATTTTGTCAGCCGTGACAATCTAATATCTAACCCAGCCT